TGTGAAATACAACACAAAGTGTCAAGAGTCTCGAGAGTTCAGACCTCACTTCTAGCATCAAGAAAGCGAAAGCAGAGGGTAAGACGTTTGATGAGTATAAAAAGGTACTATATAAAAAGTATAACATTGATGAGAGTGGTAATTCTCCATACTCTAATTTAATAAAAAATATGACAGATGAGGATTTTGATGTATTGCAATCTCTTCGTAAATGAGCAACAGATCAAAAGCAAGTAAAAAAAAATATATATGAAAAGTTTATAAATGACAAAAATAGCAGTATACTTAATAAAAAGGAATGATATGATATAAATAATAAACCAGTCATTTGATGAATAACAAGAGGGGAGAAGATATATGATTTTGTAAAAGATTGACGAGAACTTAAATCCTGAGAGACTGTAAAAGCAATTAACACAAGCAAAAAGTTGTCTAATGGTATTACTCGTGATAAAACAAATACTATTAAAAAATACCAACTGACTAAGAATTGATATGTGTATGATATAAGTAAAACAGAAAAAGACTTCTACGAACAACTACGCACAGAACGAGACAAGCTAGACAATGCGTGACTACCAGCTCTCTGAAAACCTATTTCAAAGGTTGACGATTGACTGATTGCTGAAGCTAGGAAGTATAAGAGTGCTGATGAGTTTGAAAAGAGATTTCGAGATGAAACATATAATGCAAACAACGTAGATACAAAAATAAGTAATAAAGCAAAAGAATTTAATAGAAAATATGTACCGATGTTGGAAGATTGAACCACAAAGAAATATAAAGAAAACATACAATCTATAATAGAAGACACAACATTAGATACTGATAGTATGCTAGAAAAAATAAAACCAATAAAAGAAAAATTATATAATTATCAAAGATCGCAACTCCGTAAAATTCGAGAAGAAGCCAACCGTAAATAAACACACTCACGACCACACCAGCTTTTAGAAACCTATTTAATGGATCAAAGAAAACAAGCACTAATAGAATTAAGTATAAGAGAGTTGGAGGAAAGACACACCCTCCAGCGTAATTCTTTGTATGAGTTTTTCAAATTCTATCGGAGAGAGGAAAAAGGTGAGGACTTAGATGAGAACCGACATATACAGCAAATTTGTTGAAAGCTACAAGCCGTTTTTGAGGGTAAAATCAAAAGACTTATTATCAACATTCCTCCTAGATCATTGAAAACAGAGATATCAAAAGCATTTGCAGTTTGGTGTTTAGGCAAAAAAGAGAATATCAAATTGATGTCTATATCGTACTCGGCAGACCTTACGCAAAAGACAAGCTGAGAGGCTAGGAATATATATGTGAGTAAGGCTTTTAGATTATGTTTTCCAAGAGCAGTATGACTAAGAGAAGACCAAAATACTAAACAACATTGGGAGAACGAAGCAGGAGGGCAATACTATGCAGCAGGGTCTACTTGAACGATCACTTGAGTTGGAGCTGATTGCATAACAGGAGATACAGTAATTATTACTAATAAATGAGAAATACAAATAAAAGATGTTAAAAAGCATTGAAAGTTAAGCACATATTCCTATAATCATTCTACAAATACTATTGAATTAAAACCAATAGTAGCTTTTAGAAAGATAGAGAAAAAAAATGTGTATGAAATCACAACATCTAAATGAGATAAAATTAGAACAACTTGAGATCACAGAATTTTCATTTTATGAAAAGGATACACAAAGACGCAAGATATACAAATCGGCGATACAGTGAAAAAAGTGATGAGTATGCAAGAGATGCAAAAAGGAGAAATCGGGAAGATGAGAAATGTGTCGTGAATGTTACTTTGAAATGAGGAAAGCAACGTTACTATTAAAATGTGATTTTTGCCAAGCTGAAGTTGAGAAGAAAATAAGCGATATGAAAAGATCTTTACAAAACTGATGCAAAGTAGCCTTTTGTTCAAAAACCTGTTCAATGAGTTTTCGCAATCTATCGGTCAGATTGAGATGTCAGAATTGTGAATGATACAGGAGAAGAACAAGCATATTTTGCAGTGATGAATGCAGGAATGAAACATTACACAAAAAGAGAGCAAGCAAGATGATTGATTGTCTTGAATGTTGAAAGAAGATATATCCGTTATCAGCAAAAACAAAGTTTTGTTCTATGCAATGCAAGAACGAAAATCACTCAAAGACTATGCAAGCTGAATGAAACTCAAATTACAAACATTGATTAGCTTTAGACAACTATCCAAGAGAGTTTTATCAAATGAGAAAACAAGTATTAGAAAGAGATTGATGAGTTTGTATTATATGTTGAACATCAGATTGATTAGTAATACACCACAGGGACAGAAATCCAAGAAACAACGATATAAACAATTTAGTAACTGTTTGTTGACACCATCACGCTATACACCATCATTCGACACAGACACCATATCCTCAATTGAATTAGTAGAATGAGAGTTTGATGTTTATGATATACAAGTAGAATGAAATAATAACTTTTTTGCAAACAATATATTGATACATAATTGTGTTATGATCGATGATCCAATCAAACCATCTGAAGCACAATCTGACGTAGTGAGAAATAGTGTAAACAGTAACTACCATAACACTATCAAGAGTAGATTGAATAACAAACAAGAAGGGGCAATAGTTATTATTATGCAGAGGTTGCATGATGATGACTTGTGCTGACATTTGATGGACTTAGAAGATAAATGAGGTGAGAAGTGGGACAAACTTATTATACCAGCAATTGCAGAAGAAGACGAGAACGATAGAAGACAATGAGAGAGTTTTTTTGAAAAGAGGTTTCCTATATCTATATTGAATGAATACAAGAGAGAGAATAGTATTATGTTCGCTTGTCAGTACCAACAGAACCCAGTAGATAAAGAAACACAAGAGTTCCACGAAGAATGGTTTAGATACCATTGAGCGTGAGGACAAGATACCCCAACAAATTTGAGAGTGTTTACTACTTGTGATCCAGCATTTAAGACTGGACAAGAAAACGACAATAGCTGTATTATGACTGGAGGATTTGTAGGTGATAAGATGTATATATTAGAATACACAGCTTGAAAATGGAATGCAGATGTCTTACTAGATAAGATAATATATCATATACAAAAGTGGAGTCCTGAGAAAGTAGGTATTGAAGCATTTCAAGCACAATCAATGATAGTCACATTTCTAAAAAATGAGCTTGCAAAGCGTGGAAAATATACTACAATTGAAGAAATAAAACAAACTGGGGATAAACTATCTAAGTTGAGAAAACTAATACCATTGTATAGAAACTGACTAATACACCACAAGTATTGAATGGACGAGTTGGAATTAGAGTTAAAAAGGTTTCCAAGAGGCAAGCACGATGATATTATAGATGCTGAACAAATGTTATATGATTTATACCAGATACAACCAAACAGCACTACAAGAGCAAACGAATTTAAGATGGAATGGGACAACTACGGTAGACCAATATACAATTTTACCTCTGATAGTATGTTCGATGTATAACGGGATAAAACTAAATATAGAACAGCAAGGGAAAATCATACAAGACTTAGAGTCTATGTATGAACAGTGGGATTGACTACTAGATACATACAAAGCTAGAATGAAAAGGATATACACTGCTGTATCTAGCTTTGAAGATGTCAAAAGAGAGAAGCGACACACTGCATTTAAGGTAAATAAATGCTTTGAAGCCGAAAATAAGATACTACCTAAGTTGATGGCTAAGTGACCGAACTGGATAGTATCATCCAGAACAGACTCATTTAATGCAGAAGACGAAGCGCTCACAGACGAGGAGAGAGTAGCTAAGATGGAGGAGGTAGACAAGAACGTGATACCAGCTATCTCTGATTATTTGAAGTATACGTTCGATAAACAGGATCTGAAAGAAGTGATCAGACTACGAGCAAAGAATATGATTAGATATGGTATAGGACGAGCAAAAGCCTGTTACAAGTATAACATCTCTAGGGATCTCGAATATGAAAAAGTGTCTGAAGAAGTAGACGGAAATATACAAGAAAGATACATACCAAAGACAAGAGAAAAGATAGTTTATGAGATGCCTACTATTGAAGTAAAGAACTGGGACAATATAGTTTATGATCCTAGATATATTAGACTAGATGATATGCCTTGAGTTATCGATAAGACAGAGGGCGTAAGATTGGCTTATTTCCTTAAGAGAAAAGACAAATATATGAATATAGATAAGTTAGAGGAAGTATGTGCCTGTGAGTTCGATGATGAGTCAAAATACAATAGTTCTATACTAAGTATAGCCGGTATACCTGCAACACAAAGAGTTAAATCTGACGCACTTACTGTAAAGTCATTTTACTGATTGTATACGATAGGAGAAGAAGTAAAGGAAGAAAAGTTGTATGAGTTTACTTGGATTAGTGGGACTATCCTTATTGATGCAAGAGAGATAACACAACTACCATTTGAGGATATCAAGTGTTTTGAGGACACAGAAACTCATTTTGCTACAGGATTTGTAGAACCTATTATTTGATTGCAGGAGGAATTAAACCATAAAAAGAATAGTGCAAGCCAATATATCAATCAATCGTTAAACAGAACGTACATCTGGAGTCCAAACAGTTGAATAAACCCACGCAACGCTATAAATGCACCTTGAGGTATTATTGCTACCAGTGCAGATGCACAAACAGCCATAGCAAACTTTGTAGAATTACCACACAGACAGATACCAGCTGACTACTTTCAAGAGCAAAATGATTTTGAAAGGCAAATACAAGCGTTGACATTTACGGTAGATACAGCACAACCACAAGGAAACCAAGCGTTGACGAATACAGCCACAGGAATAAAGGTTAAATTCTATGAAAGTAATGCAGTTATCGATGAGGTAAGAAGACACTTTGAGGAATGATTAGAAAGACTAGCATATAAACTATTACAGATAGTATACGAGTCAGCAGATGAGAACATTGTAATCAAAAAACTAGACGATCAAGGATTTTGGGAAATCAACAAAGAAGCGTTTAGAGATGCAATGAGAAGATATGAATTCAAAGTTGAAAGTTGATCTAGTTCATTCGATAGTGTAGAACAAAGGAGAGAAGACGCACTTGCTAAATTTAATATCTGATTGCAATTGAAATGAGCAGGTGTAAATATAGACCTAGACGAATTAGGGAAAGGGATATATTCTACATTTGAGTGAGTTGATGTAAAGAAACTGATCAAACCACAAATGATGCAAGCTCCAGTGATGCCTTGAGGCAAACCTGTAACTGATATGTGAGCAACACCTCCACAAACACCTAGCATAGAATGACCGTTACCAATTCAAATACCATAATACTTGGCAGTGGCAACGCGTAAGTCCAACACATCATTTATCTAGTACAACCGTTGATGGTTTCACCGATCACACTCTTAGAAGAAAATCAGAAGGAAAAGCAATATCTTAGTGATATTGCTAATGCTGAAATTTATTTTCAGGAACAAGTTGATGCGGTGAAAGCTATAAAGGACACTAGAGGGTATAAAGAGATTGTGAGATATTGGCAGAGAGAATGGGAAGCAAAAGTAATCTACGCTTGAGAGATGCAATCAAGCGATATATCAGATTACAAAGCAATCCAAAAAGAAATCGCTCTTTGTTCAAAATTTCTTAACTTCTTAGAAATGATGAACTAATTTTATTTTTTATTTATGATGACTGATTGAATAACTGACGAAATGCTGACTCCTGATGGAATAACAGCAGATGCAGACTCAACAGACTCACAGCCGAACGAATGGGAAAAGAAGTACAAAGATCTCCAAAGTGACTACACAAAGAAATCACAAAAGCTATCTGAACTTGAAAAATCCCAAAACCGTGGCGACAATCAATTCACTGAAGAACAACAACAGTGGTATGATTGGAATAAGTCTCTTGGGTTTGCAACTAAAGAAGAAATGGAAGAAGCCAAAAAACAGGCTTTAGAAATTAAGCAGACAATCCAAGAGCAAGAGTTTTCTAGTTTACTCCGTACTAATCCTGATCTTGGAAAGTTTGAGTCTGCTATCCGTACTTTGCAAAAAGCAGAGTGAGGAACATATGAGGAGATTGTGTTAAAGCACAAATTCGCTAGTGCTGACAAGCTCGAAAGAGCAAAGTCGTGATGAAGCATAGTTTGAGGCAATCTTGGTAAACAAGAGAAAAAACCTTGAGATATGTCTAGTCAAGAGTGGGCTGACTATAAAAGAAAAAGTGGATTAGAGGGGAGATCAATGTTTTGATAATCCTTTTATATTCTTTTTTTACAACAATGTCAAATTCATTAACCGCTTCATTCGAAGAGATTTGGGCAAGAGAGCAACAAGAGGTATTCTACAAGACTAATGTTTGAGTTAAGATTGCAGATATGTCTTTCAACTCTACTATGAGATCTGGTGATACTCTCAACAGAACTTACAGAAGTTCTACTAATGTGCAGACTTATGTAAGAGGTACTGACATCACTATTGATGATATTACTGATACAAATGAACAATTGGTAGTAAATAAGCAATACGCAACTGGTTTCTATATTGATGACTTTGATGCTATTCAGAACAAGTATGATGCAGCTCTTAGTTACGGTAAAGACAACGGTATCTACCTATCTAACCAAGTAGATGCTGACATCTTAGGAGAAGTTTTCAATGCAACTTCAACTGTAGATGATGGCACTATTGGTGGTACTTCTGGAAATGGTATTGCTTTAGCAACTACTAACGTATTGAAAGTATTTGGTGCAGCTAAAAAGAAACTACGTTTTCAAAACGTGCCTTTGGATAGTGCATATGGTGTAATCACTCCTGAATTTGAAGATATTCTCGTACAATATGGTATTGGAAGAGATACAACTATGGGTGATGGTGTATTTACAAATGGTTACATTGGTAAAGCTAACGGATTTGAACTCTATGTATCTAACAATACTGCTGGTTCTGCTGTTCTTTCTTTGGCAACACAACCTACTGCAAATGATACTGTAGTTATCGAAGGTGTTACATTTACATTCGTATCATCTATTGGAACAACTGCTGGTAATGTATTGATTGGAGCTAACGTAGATGCAACAAGAGTAAATCTTACTGCATTGATTAACACTCCAACTACTACATCTGCTACACAGGTTGCTCTTTCTACAGCTAACGCTAGAAAGTTTGCAGCTAACGTAACAGCTGTTGACTCTCCATCTGGAGATACAATGACTGTTAAATACAAAGGTGTTGGGACATTGACTGTTTCAGAAACTTTGACTGATGGTACTGACACTTGGACTGCTACTAAGACAAAACAACATTGTTTGTTTGGTATCAAGGGTAATCCAGTTTGTGTAATGCAAAGAACTCCTAGTGTCGTTCTTAAAGACGAACCTAAGAAACTTGGTAAGAACTCTTTGAATGGTGTACTCTACGGTGTGAAAACATTCGCAGACAACGCTAAACAAATGGTTAATGTAGAAATTAAAGTAAGTGAATAATCCTATAGGGGAGGGTAACTCCTCCCCTTTCTTTTTATTATTTTGAAAACAATGAAGAACTATTGTGTTACAGGTATAGAAGAAACTAAAAGAGTTATGTTTTTTGATAAACTTTTGCATCTCGATGTAAGAAGATATGTTGGTACTGGGCTTGATGAAATGCCATATATGGTTAATATCAACTGATCTAATCCTACATACAACTTTTGAGATGGTAAGTTTTTTGTAATGTATCAAGACTACGACAAAGACCAAGCACAAAATGAGGAGCATATAAAACTTACAGAATGAAAACCTGAAGATGAAGCAAAAGAAATCATCAAAGGATTGTATGTTGAATATGTAAGACCACAAGAATTTTGTTTAGAATGTGGTGATTGTGATCTAGTTGCAAAAGTGCAAGAGCTTATCAAAAAGTATGGTATTTAGTTCTTATATATAAATGAACAACGATGGTATGAAATTATTTATCGACCAAGCAATGTGATTTCTTGGTGATCTGAATAATGTAGTAAATGAGATTGATGAAATCAAAAAGGTTTCAGTATTAAAAACTGACTCAGAAAAAGAGATTAAGACAGTATATAAACAATTTGATGTTATCGTTGAATGACTAAATAAACAGTCAAAAAAAGTATGAGAAAAGATAGAGAAGCTAGAAACTATGCTTATAGGTATAATAAACGAGAGTGTCAAACGTACCAAGAAAGAACAGGAAAACTTGAAAGAAGAACAGGAAAACTTGAAAGAAGAACTGAAAGCTGACATAACAGCTTTTTGACCGTTGCTTTCAGAAGTTAAGGAAATGATCTGATTAGTAGAAAGAGATAGCAAAAGAGAATATGAAGAACTAGAATGAAAGGTATCAATGAAACTAGAAAAGAGTGACCTAGATGCAATCAATAAGAAACTAAAAAAGAAAGTAATAGATGATGAAAATATTAGTGAGAAAACGGCTTATTCATCTAAGAAAACTATCGAGAAAATAGATAGTATGATAAACAACCTAAGATTGTGAGGAAGAGGTAAAGTATTCATCTTAAATGAATGAAGTGATCTATGACAAGCCACAGCAATAAACTTTACAGGATCTGCGGTAGATGTTACAGTAGTGAATGGAGTGCATACGGTAGATGTAACTTGAGGTTGATGAGGCGGAGCGGTAGACTCTGTAAACTGACAGACAGGAGTAGTTGTATTGACACAAGATAATGTATGAGACTGAACTACATATAAGCAATATTCAGATACTGAAAAATCAAAACTAGCAGGAATTGAAGCAGGAGCAG